GTGATCGTTCCTTCCCTGCCCCATTCGTTATCAACCGGGAAACTCTTGTCGCCCGTGTAAGCAGGCGGTGCGGCATCCATGGGATCACCAGCTTTCCGGTAGACAATAGGATCACCGTTAATCGTGGAGCCGAGTGATGAAACCAGGCGAAGAATCACACGGTGTATCCGGCGCTTCATACCAGCCATGGAGTTATTGCTGACAGCAATATCCGGGACCTGTGTTACCAGGGTATGCGTATATGGAAGCCCCGCCTCAACCGCCGTATAAGTGCCGCCCAGCGAGATTGTACCGTCCGATACGTTTGTGTTCGGGATACGGCTCCCGTCAGCCTTGACCACAACCGTGTTGCCCTCGAGATGATGCAGGCCAGTAAGCGATGTAATAGCTGAACCAGAATAGACATATGTTGAATCCGTATAGACTGAGGTGTCGAGGTACTCGACATACCGATGGGTAGATCCGTCAATGGTTCGCTGAACCGTGACCCAGACCTGGCTGTTTGCTCCGCTTGCTGACCCCGAAGCAGGAATAACAGATACAGATTCAACGATAGGAACCGCTTCATCTGTTGCAGCAAGCCTTGTAGAATCGCTCGTAGCGATCTTGAGGGGTGCAGATCCCGCACGGGTTGTCTCCAGTATCGTGACAACATTCGATGCAGGATTGGCCACTGTAAAATCAGCGTGGCCGTTGACTGCCGTGAAGATATTGTCGGCTGTCGTGTCGTTTGATTCATTGGGGCGCCAGCCGTTTGTCCCTGAAGGGGCGCTCCCGCTTAATGCCTCGGATGTAAACGTGACCGTCGTGCCATCCGACTTGGTAATGGTGATGGTTGTCCCAACGGCAATGTTGGCGTAGTCGGTAACGGTAATTGTCGCGGAGCCACTTACGCCACCCAGCTCATGGGTATGCCACGCAATGACATTATTGATCCGGTCATAACTCAATGAAGCCAGTGTCCCGCCACTCAGGACGAACCAGGCCACATTCTCCGGATTCTTCTGATAGCAGGATCGCATAATCCCGCCTGATGTAATATCACTCGCATGCCAGTTGAGATCGAGAGTTCGAAACTTTTGCCGGGTGACTGCATCCGTTATGAGACTCAGCTCCATAACGGAAAGGGCTGTGCGATCCACGAACAGGACCGAATTTCCCGCAAAGAGCGGCATGACCGCAACGCTGCCGATAAATGAGTTGGGAACAACCTGCGGACTTGCAGGCTTGAGGATTGCATCACCACCAGTCAGGTTGATTTCTGACTGGAGCGTCCCGCAGAAAAGATCATTCTGCAGTGCAGCAAGCCACTGGACCGAAGTCTGGTCCCTTGTCGCAAGTGTATAATCGAGGGCATCACTGTCCGTCGTCCCCGGTGTCATATCTTCGGTAAGACCAATCGCACTCCCCCAGACACCATTCGGCTCTGCTGAAGTTGCCGCAAGCATCAGCCGTTGCTCGAAGAAGTGGACGGCCTTCGGGAACCCGGTGGTGCTGGAAAACGACCCGAGTTTCCAGTCCGTGGTCGCTGCCGTACCGCCAAGTGCCGTGAGGACCGTCGCTGTGACGGACGTGGCACTGGAGTACGCCGTGATCTTGGCGTAGCCATAGGCGGCTGACCCCACCTTCATGCGGACAATGCGGTCTATCTCACCGCTGCCACCAGACCCGGAGGTATCGGTTGCGGCAAAGGTCGCTGCAGACGCCGTGATCGTAACAGACCCTGATGTCCCGTCTGCCGTGAGTGTCGTGGTCGAGGTGTTGGTGTCCTGGTAGGGGCCGTCTGTAAAGACCACCGTTGCAAGGGACCAGTCGGTATCCGCAGTCCGTGTGAGCTTCCTGACCATCTTGTCCGAGTGGGTGAGGTAAAGCGTATTGCCGTCCTGTGCCCACTGGACATCATCGGCCATGGTGTCGCTCCACGGCGTTGTAATTTCGTAGACCTTGGCGGATGTCCCTGCAGAGGTGTAGGTCGAGTAGTCGGAACTGTTGACGCCGGATAACTCGAAGGTATTCGTCGTCTTGTTGGCAACGGTAAACCAGCGCCCGTTCAACTGTATCATGCCTGCAACAGCTGTGATGTAAACCTCGTCACCGTTGTTGTAGCCGTGGCTGCTGGCCGTCACGACGGCTGGGTTGGCCTTGGTAATTGCCGTTATCGTTTTCGTGGCTTCGCGTATCTGGGCATTGGCCTTGTAGAACCGTGCCTTGAGATTGCTTAACTCGATGATGTAACCCGTACCATCTGCCAGCTCGAAGGGGATGAGCGTCGAGACTTTCGACTCATCTTCAGCTGGCGCCACGAACACCGTACCCGTCCGGCGTTTTACGCCACCCTGTGCCTTGACCTGCATATTGGTGATGGTCCGGGCGGATGAATCGAACAGATCGAGATCCGTTCTGCCGCGCATGTCCGTGCCGAGCTGACCTGCCCGGAAGGAGTTTACGATGTTGTTGAGGCGAGGCATTAAAGCCTTGCTGTGGCAAAGGTCGAGGACTCTATGAGTGGTGGCGCTCCCTCGAGGCCGTCCGTGGATCGTGCGTCCTTTCGAACCTGGACATAGTACTGCCAGATACGTCCACGCAGGTCCTCATCACCCGTCAGGCGGAAACAGACGGCATGTGCCAGCCGTGCGGATATGGCCTGCACCAGCCCCGGCGACATTTCCATGGCATCGGTAATCCGCTTGATATAACGGATGTTGACCGAGCTTGCGTCCACCAGGAATGTCCGTCCCTCCACCACCCATTCATCATGGTCGAAGTTCTGGATCTCCAGTATACGCAGGCACCAGGGGTCCGTTGGCAGGTTGAATGTATTGGTGAAGCCGTAGACGGGCGTCGTTGACGTACTCGCTACTTCGACACGGTAGATCGCACAGTTCCAGGGATGGGCTGCTGTCACCTCATCCCGGATCAGGTCATAGTTTGCATTGATGGCCTTGGCCGCTTCACTGTCATCCGTCAGGGAAACAATACGCTGATCGCCAATCAGGGACAGTGCGGAGTTCGCAATCGTTACATCACTTAATGCAGGCATTGCCTCCTCCAGAAAAGGCGGGGACCGCCCCGGTTGAGACGATCCCCGTTACCACCAACCAAACGTGCGAGGTTCACCCGCTAGTCGACCACATAGGCGATATGCCCCATGATCGTCGCCGCAGCAGGAAGTGTGCCGTCATTGATCTGGGCATCAATGACCACCCCTGCCTGCGATTCAAAGAGCTTGGTTTCATGTGTGCCGATGGTTCCACCGGGGATCACTGATCCCGCAGAGGAGACATCCACACCATCATCAAGCCCATTCGGATCAGCAGCCACCGAATCCCCGTTATCATCGGTATAGGCCTGCCAGCCGAGATCCATCGTGCGACTGGACCCCATGGCAGAAAAGCCGATGTAGGAAAGACGGTTGAGCATCCTCACCTTACCCGCTGGCAGCTTGACCAGCGTTGCAGTTGAGGTTGCATCACCTGCTGATGACCCTTGTGTGAAAGCGAAAAACGCGATGCGTACTCGTCCATGCCACTGGTGAGAGGCAGGGACTTTCGCAGGCACTGCTTGGGTCAGCGCATATTCCGTTGACTGTTCAGTTGTTACTGCCATTGGTCCCTCCTAACTCGGATCACAGGCGATTTCGACGACCTTCTCGTCCTCGACCCTGGTTGCGCCGAAACTCATCTCGACGTACACCTGGGTGGAGTAGTTCTTGTCGTCTCTTTCGGAGATGCGGACTGTCACATCTTCACCGACGCCAAGGCCCACACCATTCTCTGCCCAGCAGTAAACAAGCTGGTCAGAAGAGCTGTCCGTGGGAAGGCTTTCGTAACGGGCAAACTGGAAGCCCATGAACGAAGACACCTGGCCCTGGACGAGAGCGTAGACATCGTTGTAATCCCTCGACTGCACTTCGGTCTCAGACAAGAGCTTGGACAGCTGCTTGGCGTTGGCCACACAGTAGAGGGGTTCATCGTCGCTGATTGCTTCCCCTGCCATCAGGACTTCTTTGGCGGCGATCAGCTTGCCTACGGTCAGCCCGACATCGCCGGAACCGGAGTCAAACGAGTGATTGTTCACCGCAACCTTCTGGCCACTGGGAAGTGCAACAGTTGTTGCTGCATCGTCTTCATCAATGCTGTAGGCGTTCCCGTTCATCGCGTTCACGATGGCGGTGTCAAACTCACGGCCTGCCGCCCAGACCGCATTCGTCGTATACGGTCCTTCAGGATCGGCCAGGAGTTTTACCCGGTCAGCATTGTCGATCAGATCAGCCCACACAAAATCATCCATTGTAATCCGACGCCTCGAATGGGGGGTCGAGATTAATGGGGTATCCTGGTGGCGACTGGTCCGTTTTTGCATGGCCGTTGAGCCAATGCGGTCAAAGTACCCGGCCTTCCCTTTCAGGAAGTCGGGATCGTCCCTCACCCACGGGCGAAGCCGTGAGCCTTTCTGCTGCGAGAGCAGAATGAAGTTGTCCTTATACTGCTGGACAAACGCAGTTGTGATTTCGGTACTCATACAGGCACCCTCCGTCAAAAACTTCGATTGTCAGTTTTCTCGGAGAGCAACCCGGAAGCCGGACCCTTCCTTGGAATGTAACGTATTCCCACGCGGCAGGAGTTATCCTGCAATCACGGACCTCGAGGGCAACCCGTAGCTTCGAATCATAGTGACATTTTTGCCACAGTCAACCTGTCTTTTCTGCTTCCAGTGCTCCCCGCAGCACCCACTGGAAACATTTCTCTGCAATTTCCTCCGGGTGCCGCATCTCCCGCTCCGAGGCGCGATAGGCGACGATGCGGAGACACTCCAGCCGGATATCAAGCAGTCGGTCTACGCTAACCGGGATATGCGATTGCGTAGAGCCGTTGGACTTCTTCCTGGGCCTGGGCGTGTCCGGGGTGCTTTCGATTTCTATAGGGTCCTTCTTCATCTGCCTGGTACTCCCTTATCTTGGCCAGTGCGCTTTCGACGCTGTGCGTCTCTGCTTCCGATACAACGCTGTCACCAGCGGCTGAGTTTTCCGACATGCTCACTCCAATCTCTGCAAGTCCCCGTGATACAGCTGAACTACGTGATGCCAGTTCCCTGATTTCAGTGGCGGCATCCCCGAAGAAACGCTCAACGGTATTCTCGACGGCGCCACGGCGTCGGTCATAATCGGCACCCCATGCAATACGGAGGTCGTTGGCTGTCTTTTCCGAGGTCTCCGATGCCGTGAGGCTGATCTTGTCGAGCCGTTCCTTGGTACTGGCAGCAAGCCAGTTCACCAGCCCCTGTGCCTGGTCCTGTGTCAGGTCGAGGCTGTGCAGTGCCCCCTTGAATTCCCCGATGGCATCCTTATCAAGTTCCAGCCCCTCAGAGTTCAGGGCATACTTGTCAGCTGAGTCCGGCTTGCCCAGGCGCTGGTAGAATTTATCCCGGGACTCTGCATCTGCATCAGCCCCCGGCACCGATACCATCCCGCCGATTTTCTTCTGCGTATCAATGAAGCTCTTGGCCAGTGTACTTACATCCGGGAAATCCTTCAGTGCATCATGGTCGTGAAGGTCTTGTTCAAGATGTTCATTCAGTGACATCGTTGGTCTCCTTGGTTTCATCTTCTTCGGCCTCACGCTCGAGCGCCGAAAGGTCTACCTTGGCCAGCCGTCCGATCCTGAGATAGACGTTGCGCTGGCCCTCGTTGAAAGCCGTCTTGTCGAAGCTGTCCGGGACATAGGACTGTCTCCGGCCAAAAGACCGGTACATATCCTTGATGATCTCACGCCCCTGTGGGCTGTGGAAAAAAGCCTTGTACGCCGAGAGGCGCTGAAGGCTCGCTTTGGTTGCGGCCATTACTGTAGTGACTGTGCCCTTGCCATGTTCTCTGCGATCTGTGATTGCGCCAGACCCAGGTCAGCCTGTTGCTGCTGTTGCTGCTGTGCGGCCCGGGCCTCACGCAGCCGCCTGAGATCCTCCGGGTCCCGCATTGCCTGTTCCGGCACATCGAGGCTTTCGCCATAACGCCGTGCGATGACATCGGTATCGACGATATCGAAGACAGTAGGATCGACATTGGCCAGTCCGGCCATCGAATTCACCCAGCGGTCCAGCGCCGAGATTTCCGACAGCCGTTCTGATCGTGCCAGGGGACCGGAATACCGTACCTCGATTGTCCGTGGACCAGCATCTGCAAGCTCTGCCGGGGCCTCCGGGAACGCACCCTTGTCCAGCATGATCCGGAAGGACCGCTCGATAAGGGGGTTGAGGAATTCTGATTCAATGCGGCCCAGTGTCGGGCCAAGGACCCGCTGCATCAGTTCAACGCGGGTCCGGATTTCCTCTGCCGTCATACGGTCCGACT